TTAATAAATAGGCACAATGTGCCGCTTTGTCAACAAGTTTTTTCAAATTTCTCGAAAATAATTTCCACGTCAAAACGCATTGTGCAGGTAGCGAAAATCTGCACTTCGGCTGATTGTAATTTACATAAAGAATGTGCCTACAATACCGGAAAATACTACCGCGAGACGCGGATAGAGCGGGAGGCTCAAACATGGCACTGAAACTGTTTCTCGATTCCCTGGATGGCGTGGATGAGGGCGTGAAGGCTCTCTACACCGAGCACGAAGGTAAATTTAAGCTGGCCGTGGATGGTCTGGAAGATACATCCGGCCTTAAATCGGCGCTGGAGAAAGAGCGCAAGGCTCGGCGCGATGCCGAGGCGCGCGCAAAACTGGCGCTTGGTGAAGACGAGCTGGAAGAGTTTGAGCGGCTTCGGGCTGAAGCTGCAAAGGCGAGAGGAGCTGAAGACTTGGTTAATCAGGTCAAGGCGCGTCACGCAAAAGAGCTTGAAGCAAAAGAAAAGCTCGCTCTACAGTATAAGTCATCCCTCGAAAAGACCGTGCTCGAATCTACTGCAACACAACTGCTTGCCAAACACGGCGGGAACGTCGGTCTGCTCATGCCCCACATCATGGGCGCTCTGCGGGTCGAGGAATCGGACGGGCAGTTTCAGGTGGTCCCGGCGAATGCCGCATCGGTGGACGATGTGGTTGCAGGACTCAAGACCAGCTACCCGGCTGCGTTTGCTGACTCCGGAAAGTCCGGTGGCGGGGCGAGTGGGGGCGGTGCCGGTGGTGGAAACGGAACTGGCAAGCTTGGCGGCGATAAGTCCGAGCGGGCCGCATATTTCGCAAGCAAGTTTCCCGATCTCGGGAAGGAGTAACAAATGTCTCTGACCAACATGCAGGTTTTCAACAAATACATTTCGCCCGCGATCATCGAGACGCTGGCCGTGATGGTTGACAAGTTCAACGGGGCGAGCCGTGGCGCGATCCGGTTGACAACGCAGGGGTTCGACGGGGATTTCCTCCAGGAATCCTTTTTCTCGGCGATCCATTCTGCCCAGCGCAGGGTTGATCGCTACGCGACCAATTCCGCGCAGGCCGCAACCAACCTGGCCCAGCTCAAAAACTCCAGCGTCAAGATCGCTGGTGGCTTCGGCCCGATCCTTTTTGAGCCCGGCCAGATGACCTGGCTTCAGAAGCCCACCGCCGAGGGAATTGAGGTTGCGTCCCGCAACTTTGCCGAGGCCTTGCTGAAAGACCAGCTCTACACCGCCATCGCTGCGCTGAAAGCTGCAATCGCAAACCAGGCCACGGCAACCAACGACGTGAGCGCCACCGCTGGCATCAGCTACAACGCGCTCAATGACGCCCACGCCAAGTTTGGCGACCACTCCGGCAACATCCTTGCCAACGTCATGACCGGCCAGGTCTACCACAAGATGATCGGGCTCAACCTGACCAACGGCACGGAGCTTTTCAAGGCCGATAACGTGACCGTCGTGGATATCCTCGGCAAGTCCGTGATCGTCGTTGACGCCCCGGCGCTCTACGTCTCCGGCACTCCGAACAAGCAGTACGTTCTCGGCTTGGTTGATAGTGCGGCCATCGTCCATGACGGCGGCGACATCATCACCAACATCGAAACCAGCAACGGCAAGGAGCGCATCGAAACCACGATGCAGGTGGACTACACTTTCGGCCTTGGGCTGAAGGGCTACACATGGGACGAGGCCAACGGCGGCAAGTCTCCGACCGATGCAGAGATCGCAACCGGGTCCAACTGGGACAAGACCGCAACAGACATCAAACACACCGCTGGCGTAGTCGCAATCGGTGACGCTGCGAAGTAACCACGGGGGCCGGGAATTACCCGGCCCTTTTTCGAGGTGACGAATGGACAGAGAAACAATCTATGAGCCGCACCCTGTAACGCCGGAACGAAAGGCTGAACTGCGTGCGCAGGGCTACAATATCATCGATGCGATATTCGCACCCCAAGACGAACAGGTTGAGGACGCCGAACAGCCCCAGGAAAAACAGGTTGCAACTCCCAGGCGTGGCCGCAAGGCCGAGGGGTAATCCATGGCGCTGGTAGTCGAAGACGGCTCAAGGCCAACAGGCGCAAACACATACGCAAGCATTGCCGACGCGGATGCATATCATGATGACCGCGCGTTTTTGGCGTGGGAAAGCGCAACAGATGACGAAAAGGCTGCGGCGCTCATCAAGTCCACGGATTACCTAAACGGTCTGTCGTGGACCGGACGCAAGGTATCGCACAGAGTAATGGCATGGCCGCGCGTGGACGTATGTATTGATGGATACTCGTTTCGATCAGATGAAGTCCCGGACGATGTTATCATGGCATGCTGCTACATGGCCGGGGAGTTTATCGGCGGCGCTGACCCGCTGGCCGCACAGGACCGGGCTTTGTCATCCATGATGGTCGGACCGGTCGAAATGGCGTGGGAGCAGGGGAGCAACGCTGCTCCGCAGTATCCGGCGCTTCGGTCCATCCTTCGTGGGCTAATCGGTTCGGATAACGTCAAAAGGCTGGTGTGGTAATGGCGCTCTCACTCTCCCCCGCATTCAAGGCAATCCGCAAAAACGCCCCAGGCGCGGTTGTGGAATGTTCGTGGGCCAGGGTGACGGGCAGCACATACGACCCGGTGACGGGGAGCATGGTCAACGCCACGTCCACGGTCACATTCTCGGCCATCAAAGGCGAGTACAGGACGTTCGAGCGGCTGGCCGGGATACAGGCCGGGGATTGCAAACTCATCATCGATTCGCTGTCTGTCCCGGCCGTGCCGCCTGTGGGTGCGGTTATCACATGGGGCGGGGTGGCGCATGAGGTGGTGGATGCCAAGGACTATGCGGGGATTGCCTACGAGCTCCAGATGAGGCGGAAATGATCTCTTTCGACGTGCAATTTAATCTCGACGGGCTGACCGAGAATGTGGCCGTCATGGCTGACAAGGTGCAGCGCAAAGCCGCTCTCGATCTGTTCGGAGAGCTCATCCAGACGACGCCGATTGATACGGGCCGCGCCCGTGCTGGCTGGTCGATGGACGTGCGCAAAGGCTCGAATGTCCCGCCGGAGAAAAACAAGCCCGCTGGTTGGAAGAAAGGCGACACGCCTCTTTTCCCGAAGCCCGCAACGCCGATGCCGCCCAAGGGCGCACCGTACATAATGATCTACAACAACGTCGAATATCTTTTCTATCTGAACGAAGGGACCAGCACGCAAGCGGCTAAACACTTCGTGCAGACTGCAAAAGACAAGGTTGAGCGGAATCTGCGATGATAGCCGCCATCCAACCCATACTTGAAGCCCGCATGGCAGCATGGACCACCGCACCCATCTGCTGGCCAAACACTCCGCCCCTGACGAGCAGCAATGCGCCGTGGGTGCGGTTTACGGTCATCCCATTCGCCCGCACATGGCCCACGACTCCCGCCGGGACGAAGCGAGTCATGGACGGGGAAATTGTGGTGCAGGTTTTTGTGCCATCGGGGAAGGGTGCTGGACAGGCCAGAACGCTGGCCGACTCCATCGGGGCGCACTTCAACAAGTACGCATCCGGAGGAGTCCAGTGCCATGAGCCTTCGGCCCCAGTGGTCGTTGGAGATATGGACGGCTGGTATCAAATCAACGCAATCATACCGTGGAGGGCCGAAATATGATTACTGACTGGCTCTCTGCCGGGGAACTTATCAAAAACCGTGTCGCTGCGCAGGTCGCAGGATTGGCGCTGGTTGACATCGTTTCAAGCGTCACCGAGGCCGCGCAGGTGGTCAAGGATGACAAGGCTTGTTTTGTCGCATGGACCGGTGACTCAACTTTTGACATCGGCGGACGCGGTGCTGTCGCAGCCGTCAATCAACGGTGGCAGGTCATCCTAGCCGTGCGCCCCGGAGAGACACCGGGATATCTACTATCCCAAATCATCACCGTCCTTTCCGGGCATGAATTGTCAGAGTCTTTTGACGGACTGCGCTTTACTGGCGGATCGGCTGCGGTCTATACGGGCGCTTTCGCCCTTTACCCACTGAATTTCGAGCTGGCAGTCTTTGCCAGCTAGGAGACTGAAACCATGAGTAATTATTTTTCCTTTCGCGGCAAAGTTTACATGGGCACCCGTGACGCAAACGGGAACCCGGCAGGGCTGACCCACATCGGCAACGTGCCGGAGCTGTCCTTGTCTTTCGCGGTAGAAACCATGGAACACAAGGAGTCCATGAGCGGCCAGGATTTGACCGATGTTTCCATTACGACAAGCAAAAGCGGCGAAATATCTCTGACAGCAGAAGAGCTGATCAAAGAGACCTTCGCAATAGCGCTGAACGGCACTTATACAGACGTTTCCGGGTCAACTATCGCATCCGGAGAAGCCCTGTGCAGCGCCCCGGCTGTCGGCAAGATTTACCTGCTTGCACACCCTGACGTATCCGCTGTCACGCTCACCCATGGCGGATCGGCAATTTCGGCATCGAAATACACCGTGAATGCAAAACATGGCAGCATCGAGTTCACCGACGTTACCGGCCTGACTGGTGCCGTGACTGCTGGCTACACCTACGCTGCCTATAAAAAGGTGCTCATGTTTACGGCGGATGAGCAGGACTATTGGTTGCGACTTGAAGGCCTGAACAAAATCACCAACGAGCGCGTTGTGGTTGATCTCTACAAAGTGCGAGTGAACCCGACTGACGGCCTTGCGCTCATCAACGACGAGTTGGGCAACGCACCGATCAAGGGCAAGGTGCTTGCGGACACGACCAAGACTGCAAGCGGCGCTCTTGGCCAGTTTGGCCGTATGTTCATCGTCACCGCCCCTGTATAACACAAGGGGCTTCGGCCCCTTTTTTAAGGACCACCATGCAGACACTTGAGAAAATCGCACCCATCCCCGTGAAGGTTGACATCGCCGATGAACGACTGTCTTTGCTCCCGATCAAAACCAGGGAGCTGCCCAATTTGTTCAAGGCCACTCGCCCGGTTATTTCAGACCTTCAGAAGCTGTTCGCACAATTTTCTTCCGAATCTGAAGACGCAGGAAACAAGATACTTGTCCGCTTCCTCATGGACG